AAAACAGCGCCAGACGCCTTGTCCACACGAGATCCGAGGGATGCGACCGCATTACCGTGAAGAATATCGGACCCATCAGAATGTCGCTGCGCTGGCACCTGATGGCCCCGTGAGATGGAAGCGCCGGTTAAGGAGTGGAAGGCTCACCACGCTCCGCCTGATAAAAAGGCTACCCGGTAGTGCAGTGTGTGTATGTCCCAGCCCCGGCGACGGTCGGCAGACAACACCTTCCCCTGGCGACGGGGGAAGTGTGTCCGAACCCGCCCCACAACAATCGGCAGACACAGCGAGGTGACGACCGGTTGGACAGGGAAGAAGGCGCAACGGTCGAGCTGAGAGACAAGGCCAGCGGGACCGACGCGAGGGCTGATAGGGCGGCGACGTGCACCGCGACACCCGCCTGAATTAGGTAACGGTTGCTGACCTATCTCACATGTGGTATACGTCACTAATGCTGACCTATCAGGGCCACCACATGAAGCTGATCAAACGCACACCGAGCACCTCGGCCAACCCCGTTGAAGCCGACGATCTTGCGGCGCACCTGCGCGTCACCAGCACCGAGGCGATCAGCGCATTGCGTTATGCCGATGTCGCTGCGCACGAGCTGGAGGACTATGCCGCGATTGCCTTGCTGGATCAGGAGATCGTGGCACAAGGCCAGCCCGACGAGCGCGGCGTGGCCTATCTGCCGATCGGGCCAGCCCCGGCACAGACACCCACCGTCGAGACACTGGACGGCACGGCATTGCCACACCTGTTCACCCCCGGACGCCACCCTGTCGTGACACTGGCCGAGCCATACGAGGGCGAGATCCGCGTCACCTATCAAGCGGGATACGGGCAGAACACCAGCGCCATCCCGGCAGACTTGCAGCACGCGGTTCTGGATCAGACCATGCGGCTCTATGACATGCGCGGCGACATGGACGCACCGGCAACACCAGCGCCTGCGTTCGCACGGATAGCGGCACGCCACAGGCGCGTGAGCTTGGGTTCGTGAGCATGGGGGCGCAGACACCGTCAACGCACTGTGCGGGGCGCTATGGGGCGCTGTTGCCTTGCAATGGTCCCAATGCCGGCGTTTTCGCGTACAGCTGTAACCGGTTGCCAACTGTTCTTTTCTCATTCCCGAAAAATTCCGGGGAGGGGATCTGATGGCGCGGGGTTCCAAGGATGCACGGGCGGCGATCACCTACCTGTCCAAGCTGACGATTCCCGAGGGGCGTCTGGCTGGCAAGCCGGTCAAGCTGGCGACGTTTCAACGCGAGTTCATCCGGGGCGCGTTCGGCAAAGATTGTGCTGTCGGGCTGCTGTCGATCGGGCGGGGCAACGCCAAGACGGCACTGGCGGCGGGGCTGTCGCTGGCGCACCTTGTCGGAGAGGTGGCGCACCAGCCGAAACGCGAGATCATATTCGCAGCGCGCAACCGTGACCAGGCCAAGACGGCGTTCGGGTTTCTGGTCGGGTTCATCGAGGGCCTGCCGGACGACGAGCAAGAGCAATTCACCATCCGGCGCGGTTCCCGGCTGGAGGTCGAGACGGATCTTAACGGCGGCGGGCTGGCACGTGTGATCCCTGCCGATGGCCGGTCTATCCTTGGCGGGGCACCGACGCTGGCCATTCTGGACGAGCGGGCGGCATGGGAGCGCGAGAAGGGCGACAATCTCGAAAACGCCATTCTGTCCGGCTTGGGCAAACGCGATGGCAAGGCCCTGATCATCAGCACCAGCGCACCGGACGACACGAACACCTTTTCCCGATGGCTGGACGAGCCACCCCCCGGATCTTTCGTGCAAGAGCATCGGCCACCCGAGGGCTTGCCCCCTGACGATCTGGAAAGCCTGCTGATCGCCAACCCCGGCGCGCGGCAGGGCATCGGCGCCACCCCGGCATGGCTCCAGGCGCAGGCCCGGCGGGCGATCGCGCGGGGCGGATCTGCGCTGTCGAGCTTTCGCAATCTCAATCGCAACGAGCGCGTGGCGTCCGATGATCGCAGCGTGCTGGTGACGATCGACGAATGGATGAATGCCGAGACGAAACCCGAGGCCATGCCCCCGCGCGATGGCCCTGTGGTTCTGGGCGTGGATCTGGGCGGCAGCCGGAGCATGTCGGCAGCGTCGGCATACTGGCCTACCACCGGACGGCTGGAGGCGATCGCAGCCTTTCCCTGCAACCCCGGCTTGGCCGATCGTGGTCAAAGCGATGGCGTGTCGGGGCGGTATCTGGAGATGGAGGCCCGAGGCGAGCTGCGCACCATGGGCGACACCGTTGTGCCCCTTGGCGCGTTCATTGCCGAGGTGGCCGGGCTGCTGGACGGGCAAACCCCGGCGGCGATCGTGGGCGACCGATTCCGACATGCTGAGTTCGTGGAGGCGCTGCGCACGGCAGGGCTTGAGCGCGTGCCATGCGTGTGGCGTGGCATGGGCTGGAGAGATGGCAGCGAGGACGTGGAGAGATTCAGGCGGGCGCTGTTCGAGCGGCAGATATTCACTGCCCCGTCGCTTGTGCTGCGGTCGGCGTTCGCGGACGCGATCACCGTTGTGGACGTGTCCGGCAATCACAAACTGGCCAAGGCCCGATCGACGGGACGGATCGACGCGGCGGCGGCCACTGTTCTGGCCGTGGCGCAGGGCGTTCGCATGGCCAGCGCCCCCGAGAAAAGCACGAGGATGGCATGGGCATGAAGCGCGGCATCGGATCATCTCTGGATCGTCAAATTCAGTTTCAGCGGGCCACCGAAACAAGTGATCCGTTCGGCGGTTCGAGCCTGTCGTGGTCCGATATTGGCCCCGCGATCCCCGCCCTGCGCGAGGACGTGTCCGACGCGGAAAAGGTTGTGGCGGCCGTGTTCCGCGAGCGGTCCCTGATCCGGTTTCAATGCCGATCGAGCGCGTTCACGCGGGGCATCACGGCAGATGACAGGCTCGAGCACGAGGGCCAGCTGTGGGGCATCGTCGGTATCAAGGAGCCGCAACGCGGGCAGCGTCGGCAGCTGCTGGAATTTTCATGTGAAGGGCCGCTGACATGACGGCGCGTCCGGGCAGATGGGCGCTTGTGCGCAAGGAGTGGCAGGCGGTGCGTCACGGCGTTCTGGAGCGCGACGGCTGGTGTTGCCAGCACTGCGGCGACCGGCGGCGGCTGGAGGTGCACCACAAGCTGCGCGTGGCCGATCATCCCGAGCTGGCGTTCGAGCCGTCGAATTGCCTGACGCTCTGCGGCCCCTGTCACACGATCGAAACCAATCGAGAATTGGGCAACAAACCCAACCCCGAGCGCGCCGCATGGCGCAAAAGCGTGGCCGAGCTGGCCACAACAACATCGAGCGAAGGAGTTCAAAATGCTTGATTCTGTGAAGATCCAGCGGCGGCAATCCGAGATCCGCCAATCGCTGGCCGAGCTGGTCGGGAAAGATACCCCGTCCGAAGATGAAACCCGGTCCATGACCGATCTGGATGCGGAGTATCGCACCAACGAAACCCGCTACCGCGCGTCACTGGTGGCCGAGGATGAGCAGCGCAGCCAAGCGGCTGGCGAGCTGGAAACCCGATCGAGCCGCGAATGGTCCGACATGATGGCCGGTTTCGAGATGCGGCAAGTCGCGTTGATGCTGGACGAGGGCCGCCAGATGGACGGGCAGACGGCTGAAATCGTGTCCGAGCTGCGCAGCGCGGGCGGTTTCCGGGGCATTCCGGTTCCGTGGCAGGCGCTGGAGCAGCGCGCGGGGGAGACGGTCAGCACCGGCACGCCTGACCCGGTTTCCACCCGTCCGATCATCGACCGGCTGTTTCCTGATTCCATGGCCAGCGCCATGGGCGGGCAGATGATCGCGATCGACCAAGGCGCGGCAGAATGGCCGGTTGTGACATCGAGCGTGTCGGCAGGCTGGCAGGATGGCGAGACGGCGGCAGTCGCAGGGCCGAGCGTCTACGCGACCACCGATCGGGCCATGACCCCCGCCAACACTCTGGGCGTTCAGATGAAGATCACCCGGCGCGCGCTGAAACAGTCGGGATCCGCTCTTGAGCAGGCCGTCCGGCGCGACATGGCCGGCGCGATCGGGCAGGCGATGGACGCGGCAGCCTTTCAGGGCACCGGGGCCAATGGCCAACCCCTTGGCGTTATCAGCGGGGCATCGACCTACGGCATCACCGAAACGGCGGTGGATGCGTCGGCAAGCTATGCGGCGTTCCGCGCGGCTGTCGCGGCGTTCATGGTGACCAACGCGGCAAGCGGTCCCGGCGCGGTGCGCGCCATGATCCGCCCTGAGCTGTGGGACTTCCTCGACGCTACGATCTTCGACGCGGGCAGCGGCGTCACCGAATGGGACCGGCTGTCGCGGCAGATGGGCGCGATCAACACCACGTCCAACGGGCTGGCAGCACCGGCGGGCACCACCCCGTTTGCAAATTCGGCGCTGTTGACCACGAGCGCGGGCGGCGTTGCCCCCTTCTACGTGGGCGCATGGGGCGCGGTTGACGTGATCCGCGACCCGTTCAGCGATGCGGCGTCCGGCGGGCTGCGGCTGACGGCACTGGCGACGATGGACATCACCGTTGCCCGTCCCGTGCAGCTGCGCGTCCTGACCGGGCTGGAGCTGGCATAATGCTCTGGGGCGCAGCATCCGGCGCGCTGGAGCTGCGCGCAACTGACGGAGGCGTCCGGGTGTCCGGGCGCTTCCCCTACAACGTCGAGACCGAGCTGGCGCCGGGCCGGTTCGAGATCGTGGAGCCGCGCGCGTTCGCGGCCCGGATCGAGGCTGGCGAGGATGTTCATCTGCTGTCGGGCCATGACTACCGGCAGCCCCTCGCAAGTCGTGCAGCGGGTTCGCTGGAGATCCGTGAGACCG